GCGCTGAGGCAGTTTCAGGCCGAGAAGGCTAAGACCGCTGCGACGGCTACCCCCGTGGACCCACACGCGCTTACCCCCTGGTCTCAGGTCTGGGACGGCAAGCGAGAGCGGCCCATCCGGGTCATCAAGGACGAGAAGGGTCAGCGCTCCACCCACCAGGCTCCCGAGACCAGGAGCCTTACCGATGTGGCCATGGACCCTTACCGGTGGGATGCCGGACAGGCTAAGAAAATCGCCTTGCTGATGGAGCATGCAGGACTCGATACAAAGAACGCCGACATTAAGACCATGCATGCTCACTGGCAGGGGATCGTCGCTACGGCTGCGAATTTCTACCAGGTGGGTAAGCAGGTTAGTCCGATGGATGTCCTCAAGAGGATTTCTGACGGTGTGCAGGCTGCGGCTCCTAAGACCACTACGAGCACTAGCACTCAGTACACGGTGACCAATGCGCTTACCGCTGAGCAGCTCGTTCACGCGGCTCTCTCGCAGCGCCTAGGCAGGCCTGCTAGCAAGGAGGAGATCGCGGAATTCAGGAAGGCCCTTGCGGCGGCCGAGAAGAAGAATCCCACGAGCACTACCACCACCACCACGACTAGCCCTGAGGGCAGCTCTAACTCCACGAGTACCACTAAGCAGGGAATCAACACCTCAGACTTTGCGGTCAAGTGGGGAGAGGGCCATAACAAGGAAGAGGCTAAGGCCTACCAGACTGCCGGACTGATTATGCCTTGGTTCTTTGAGGCTATCGGAGAGGCCGTCTAATGCCGTGGCCTCCGGTCGGCATGGTTGATCTTCCAATCTCCCTTGCGGATCAGATCGGCGAGAGCACTACTCCCGGTATTAGCGGGGTTGAAGGGGATCCCGTAGGGCCTTCCTATAACCCGGCAACCGAAATGATTGCTCCAGGCGTAGGAGAGCGGTATGAGCCTGATTTCAGCGCCTTCCCAGAGCCGGATGAGGATCTCCTTAAGGCTCCTGCCGTAGGTAAGGCTCGGGAGCTGGTCATGCAGTACGCCAGGGAGAAGATTGGGAAGCTCTATGTCTGGGGTGGCGAGAGCGACGCTGAGGGCGGCTTTGACTGCTCAGGCCTCCTCTACTACGCCTTTAAGAAAGCTGGCGTGGACATGCCGAGGGTTTCTTATACCCAAGCGACCAGAGGTAAGAGGGTAGGCATTAAGGATTTGCAGGCTGGGGATCTGGTGGCTTGGGATAGCAATCCAGACATCCCAGGTGCCGATCACATTGCCCTATACATCGGTGACGGGCAGATCCTAGAGGCCCCTGCCACCTGGGTAAGGGTTAATGGTAAGCAGCAGCGCGGCAAGGTGCGGATCAGGAAACTCCGCGACGGAGAAGGAGCCTGGGGGGTGAAACTTAACTACTAATGGCCAAGAAGAAGACTGAGACTGAGTGGGCCGAGTATTACCAGTGGTCCCTTTCCCTTCTCAAGAGTGACCCGTCTCTGTGGAACCTCTTTAAGCGTGCTACCTCCGGTGCTAAGCCCTGGGATAGGGCCAAGTTCGTTGCTGAGCTCAAGCGGACCTCTTGGTATCAGAAGCATTCGGCTACCGCTCGCGAGACTCTCGCCCAGAAGTACACTGACCCTGAGACCTGGCGTGCCAAGGTCCGGACCATCTACAACAACATCACCCAGCTAGCTGGCCAAATGGGTCTCCGGGTTTCCTGGAAGACCATGTGGGATATGGCCGAGGACAGTCTTATGTTTGGCTGGGACAATGCCAAGCTTCGTTCTCAGCTATCCAAGTATCTTAAGCCTGGTCAGGGCGGGTACTACGGAGAGGCCGGCGAAGCCGAGGACCAGCTTAGACAATATGCTTTTCAGATGGGTATCAAGCTTGACGAGGGAGCCCTTAGCGGTTGGCTTAAGGGAATCGTCAACGGGACCAGGACGACCGAGGACTATAAGGGTTGGCTCCAGCAGCAGGCTATTAGCGCCTTCCCCTCCCTTGCTGCTCAGATCAAGGGTGGCATGACGGTAAGGGACATCGCCTCTCCTTACCTAGAGGCCATGGGCCGAATCCTGGAAATCAATGGGGAGGCTCTAGACCTCTATGACCCATCGATCCGCGGTGCCCTTACCAGTGTGAACAAAGAGACCAACAAGGCAGAGCTCAAGCCGCTTTGGCAGTTCGAGAATGAGTTGAGGAAGGATCCTCGGTGGCTCAAGACGAACAATGCCAGAGAGGGAATCAATACTACGGCTCGCCAGGTCCTACAGGACTTTGGGTTCGCATGGTGACTGACTAGTGCCTTACATCTTCGATCCGCACAACATGAGCTACGTGTATTACGAGGAAGGCTCTCCTCCTCCACAGCTCAGTCAGTCCGGACCGGAAATGGTTCCTGGCTACACCGACGCTTATACATCGACATTTCCAAATCAGCCGTACTCGCAACAGTACCCAGGTGGCTCTGTTGTAACGCACGGGGAGGCCCCTAGCGGACCCCCGGCAGCGGGTACAGGCACGAGTAGTACCAGCTCCGGCGAGATGGACAACAACAAGCGGGATGCCTACGAATTCCTTAAGCGGACCTTTGAGGAGTACGGCCTAGGCTCCCTTGCCCCGACGATCCTTGAGTACATTCAGCAGGGTTATGGGGCAGACACCATTGCTTTGATGCTCCAGGACACTCCGGAATACAAGGCTCGCTTTGCGGCCAATGAGTCACGCCGAAAGGCTGGTCTCAGTGTTCTCTCTCCTGCCGAGTACCTCTCCTTGGAGCGGTCTTACCGGCAGATCCTTGAGAGCAACGGACTGCCCTCGGGGTTCTTCGATGATGTCTCTGACTTCACCGCTTGGATTGGTGGAGACGTGTCCCCTGCCGAGATCCAAGACCGTGTGCAGATCGGTGTGAGAGCCGTCAACAACACCGATGAGTCCTTTGTATCGACCCTCCGGGAGTACGGCCTAGGGAGCGGTGATCTGCTCGCTGCGGTCCTCGACAGGGACAGGGCGCTACCTCTCCTCCAGAAGACCGTGAGGGAGGCCGAGATCGGCGCTGAGGCCCGCAGGCAGGGTCTCTCTCTCACCCAGGCCAGGGCTGCCTACTTCGAGAGCATGGGCGTAGATGCGGCGACCGCAGGGTCCGCCTATCAGATGATTGGTGCAGGCCTGCCGACCCTGGCCATGCTGGGAGACATCTACGGAGACTCCGGCTATGGCCAGGGAACCATGGAGGACGAGCTGCTAGGCCGCTCCGGTATGGCCTCTGAGAGGCGTAGGCGCCTACAGGGCAGGGAGGTCGGCTCCTTTAGTGGGCAGTCGGCTGTTAATCGACAGAGCCTCGGGACTGCATCCCGAAGTGATTTCTAAAGGAGTTTGAATTGGGTCAGCATGTTTCTAGTCTGAATGACATGACGGGTAACCTCACCGGTGCCGATGTCCTGGCGTCGGTACCCTCCGGCTCTAACAGCCGGATTGGTACCTTTACTCTGACTGGTGCAACGGATGTGGTCGTAGCCAACACACTGGTTACCGCAAACACCCCTGGCGCTTTCGGCGTTGAGTCTCGGGTGGCGGGCACCTCTTTTACGGTCTATGGCACCGCGTCCGACACCAGCCCTTGTCAGTATGTTCTGATCGAGCCGGCCGCCTAAAACTCCTTTCCTTGGTGTCCTTCTCGCGCGGACTTAAATGGTCAGGGAGGTGACCAGCCAAGAATGTGTCTCTAGCTCAATTGGAAGAGCGTCGGTGTGAAGTACCGAAGGTTCTAGGTTCGACTCCTAGGGGATGCACGAGGGGAGATGTGGGTTCGAGTCCCACCGCGCAACGGCAATGTCCGTAGTAGCTCAATGGTTAGAGCACCCCTGGCAGTCACTAGCTCAGTAGGTAGAGCATCCGCTTTGGGAGCGGAAGGCCGTAGGTTCGAGCCCTGCGTGACTGACGGCAGAAAACAGAAAAGCCCCAAGGTTTCCCCTGGGGCTTCACTGCCTAGGTACGATCGCTATGTATTTTCCCCCGGTGAATGGTCGGATAGCTTCCTCTCGCTATGCCGTCCACCAGGCGGAGAGATACCTTGAAGTGCTCGGCCAGCCTCCGCTTACTGGCGGGGGTGGCGTCTTTCTGGAGCGCTGCGACTATCTGGCTGAGGGTTCGCCTAGGCACCCTTCCACGCTTGGACACGGAGATCACCTCCGTACTCCCCTGTATGGGATTTGATCCAGCCGCCTGGGGGATTCTCGGGAGTGCCGTCCCAGGCAAGAGCCTCTCCGACGACCTTGAGGAAGGTCTCCTTACCGGTCCCCTTGTAGCACCAGTAGTACTCTTGGTAGCTAAAGGGGTCGTCACACGACCCATGCCAAAGGCCTAGTCTCCAGTTGACTAGCATCCGACTGACATGGATACACCGATCCTGCCCTAGGGATCGGACGTGGAAGCCCCCGTATACCGGGATTAGCTCTGCCTCTGTGAGGCTTGCGTAGTTTCCTAGTGTGTCCATTTCACCTCCTGAGAGTTCGTGCAGTCTAGGCAGGCGCCTGATCGTCTTTCAAGGGTTGGGGTACCACCATCCTTTTAAGTCGCCTTGCTGGGATCTGCTCCAGCAGATCGGCCTCATAGTGTGGGGATCGCTGGGCAGCGGCTATGCCATTAGCCCGGATCCACCTGCGAAGTGTGTAGTCAGAGCAAGGGACGAAGGTCTTCCTTCGGTAAGCCTTGTAGAGGTCTCCAGGGTGGAGGAGTAGCCAGGGGTCCTCATGGAGGAGGCCCTCTACGATGGATGCCACCACGTAACGCTTAGGCGGCCTCTCCTCCATCGGCTCCGTACCGACGACCCTTCTACGTATGAGGTCCTGGAGTGGAGCCCTTTCCAGCCTCTCGCCGGTGTCTGCCTCATACTCCCGGCAGACGATCGTGAGACGGTCTTCTCCTTCGGAGTGCTTAGCAAGCAGGGTGCTAATAAGGTCTCTGTTGTATTTCCTGGGGTACTGGTGTGGATGCACGCTACCTCCTTTGCGGAATGGTGTAATGGAAACATTCCGGCCTCATAAGCCGGCGCTTCGGGTTCGAGTCCCGGTTCCGCCACTATCTTTTTCTCCGGTGGTACTCCTTCTTTCGGAGGGAGACAGTGTCAGGTGAGAGGCGCTGATACCACCCCTCTCCTGGGATGGATAGCTTTTGCTGCCTCTCCTCCCATCTGCGGCAGTGCTTCATTTCCCTACAGCCCTTACATAGGCGGCCCATGCGGGGAGAGGCGTTCTTCTCTCCACACTGGTAGCTCCAAGGGGTGTCCATTTTGATGATGACTCGACGGCACCTCACTATTACCTCCGGGTGAGAGTCCATTTGAAGGATGTGCCTGCATCTCACCATTGACTCCAGGCGAGCAGGATGATTGCGGCAATGACGATGACGACAAGGATGATCATCTCTAGCCAGAATGGCACTAGCTAGGCTCCTCCTTCCAGCATTGAAATGGGCAGGTGGGGTCAGTGCATGGCTTGTCGGCCAGACAGTAGGGATCTAGAAGGTATTCCTCTAGCTGTAGTCCCCAGCAAATCTGACAGCCAGCACAGGCAGGGGCGCACACTAGAAATCGTGGGCGCATAGCGGGCAGGCGGGTATCTGCTCCGCATTAGAGATGGCTGCCTTAGGGCCTGAGAGGCCTTTGTAAGCCTCTATCAGGTGTGCTGCGGTCGGGTACATATGCCCGCACTCCCAGCACTTCCGGTAGCCCTTTAGGGGCTCGTCCCGGCTACAGCTATAGCAGTGCCAATGACATTCGTCTGTCGGCTCGTGAGCATCTTGCACATTGGTCCATCTACACCTGACCCCTTCGGGCCAGGGCTTACAGGAGTTTTGTCACTCCAGGTTCGAGAGTCTGCGTGAAGGCACCATACCTCCGCGTAATGGGATGCAACACCCATGAACCACTCCTTCCGTGATCCACCGGCCCACGGAGGCGTAGTTAGCCCGGTAGTAGGAGCCCCATTCCGCCCCCCCGTACGGCATGGGTGGCCTACGTATCATCTGATCCGAACACAGGGAGATTGCACTTTATGACCGATTCTGAGTGGGACATCGACGTCCCCGAGGAGACGACCGTCACACCTTCCGGCCCTAAGGCGTTGCGCGACGCCTACGAGGCTCAGAAGGCTGAGGCGGCCCAGCTCAAGAAGGACCTAGCAGCTCTGAATGCCAAGGTCCGATCCCAGGAAGTCACCCAAAAGCTGACCTCCCGAGGTATGCCCGAAAAGGCCATTGGGCTTTTTCCGAAGGATGTTGATCCCACAGACGAAATGGTTTCTAAGTGGGTTGAGGAGTATGGCTCGCTCTTCGCTCCAGGTGCCTCTCAGGAGGCTCCTTCTACGGAGACGCCGGCCGACCCTCCTTCTCAGGAGACCCCCAAGGTAGATGCTGACCAGTTTAAGCAGATGCAGCAGGTCACCTCTGGTGGGGCTACTGGTAGTTCCAAGCAAGATTTTGAGGCCATGCTGGCTAACCCTCGCCTTGAGGCTGAGGTCCCCTTTGAGACCTTCCTCGCGGCCATGCGTAGCCAGGGGGTCAAGACCTAAAAAAGGATGATACATAGTGGCTAACGCCTATACCTGGTCCGATGCTTCTAGCCTCGGTACCTCTCTTGTCCAGACGGCCCTTGATAAGTGGGTCCGCTACAAGCTCCGTGCGGAGCCTATTTTCCGTGCTATGGCTGATACACGTCCGGTGGATCAGTCTTTCCCTGGTGCTTCTGTTGTCTTCCAGTTCTGGAATGACATCACCGATAATGTGTCCGAGCTTTCCGAGACTGAGGACCCTGACAGCATTTCCGTGCCGTCTACCACCTCGGTCACGGTGACGCTTAAGGAGTATGGCTCGTCCATCCTCTTTACTCGTCGGCTCCAGCTCGTTGCCATTACTGATGTGACTGCCGGACTGGCCGATCAGGTTTCCTGGCATATGCGGGACCAGATTGACAAGCTGGTTGCTCCCGTCCTTAACGGTGGCACTCACGTCATTCGGGTCAACGCTTCCGCTGTGATGTCTGACCTGACTTCGGCAGGTGCGGGTACCACGGGTGCGGTTGCGGCTACCGACGTTTTCACTTCTGCCCTTCCTCGCCTGGCTGTGGCCAAGCTGCGGGGCCTCAAGGTTGTTCCTAGGCAGGGCAGCGCCTATGCCTGCTGGGTCCACCCTGACGTTTCCCACGACCTTCGTAAGGAAACTGGGTCTGCGGGATGGCGTGACCCTCACAACTACTCGGGTGCCGAGAGTATTTGGTCCGGCATGATCGGTGAGTACGAGGGTGCCTATTACATTGAGTCCCCCCGCATGACCACGGCAGAGGATGGCGCTTCTAGCGCTACCGTCTACCGCTCCTTGGTCATGGGCAAGGAGGCTCTTGCCGAGGCGGTTGCCGAGGAGCCTTCCGTTAGGCAGGGGCCGACGACTGACAAGCTCGGTCGTTTCACCCCCCTTGGTTGGTACGGCATGTTGGGTTGGAGTCGCTTCCGCGAGGACGCCCTTATCCGGATTGAGACTTCTAGCTCTATCGCCTAACGGCGTAGGTATGTGAGAGCCCTCAGGGTTTTTCCCTGGGGGCTCTTTCTATTGGAGAACACCTTGGCTAATGCCCTCTATGACTCTGGGCGGGAGTCTTTCCTAAGCGCTGATATCGACTGGTTGGCCGATAACATCAAGGTGTGCCTTGTTGAGGGGTACACCGCTGACGCTGCCACCCACGATTTCCTTGATGACATCACCGGTGGCGGCGGTGGAACCATTGTGGCCACTTCGGGAAACCTTGCCAATAAGACGGCTACCGATGGGGTAGCGGATGCCGACGATGTGACCCTAGAAGAGGTCCCCTCCGGGGACCCCTGTGAACATCTGGTCATCTACAAGGACACCGGTTCTGCGGCTACCTCGAACCTTATTGCGGTAATCGACACTGCTACTGGCCTGCCTTTGACCCCTAATGGAGGCGACGTCACTATCGCCTGGGACTCTGGGGCTAACAAGATTTTCAAGCTGTAACCTAGATGGCCACTTACTCCGCAGATACGCAGGCCGGTAGCGAGACAAGCCCGTTTAACATCGCTCGCCCTACGGGTACCGTCGCCGGTACCTATATGGTTATAGCGGTTAATAATGATGTCGGCAATAACGGCAGCGGCATCAGCGTCACGGGTGGCTCTACCTGGAATTCGCTTGATTCCGGCCTGCTAGGTGGGGTCGGCTACCGCCTTTTTTGGAAGATCGCGGGAGCCTCCGAGCCTGCGAACTATTCCGTTGCATTTAATGCGGCGAGCTCCGCCTATGCGGTCGCTCAAATCATCACGTCAAATGACGCGGGCACTAGCGCGCCTGTCTGGGCGAAGACGACGACTGCCGGTAGCGGCAGTAGCGGCCCAACGCCTGGCATTACGCCACCGGACGCTACAGCACTTGAAGTCCGCTTCATTTTGGCTGGCGTTGAGTCTCCGGCTAGCCGTACCTGGACGGCCCCGGTTGGCCTGACAGAACAGACGGATGTTCAGCAAAGCCAATTCCCTACCGGCTCTGGCGCAACGAGGACCCTAGCGTCTCCCAGCGCTACGACAAGCCTGAACTTTACGGCCAATGGAACTGTCCTTGACAGGGTCGGCTACACGGTTGGTATCCCTTCGGCTGACTCCGAACAGGAAATCACTCCTACCGGCGTAGCTTCTGGCGAAGCCTTTGGTACGGCTAAGCTCAACTTTTTGATCATCGGTCAGGGGATTGCCTCTGGCGAGGTGATCGGGGATCTCATTATCTCTACGCCTTTCCCGCAGACCATTACCAGTCAGGGGATCGCTAGTGATGAGGCCTTCGGCACGCTCACTATGGGGCTGTACCTAGGGCCTTCGGGAATCGCCTCGGGTGAGACCTTCGGCGCTCCTCGCCTTGCGGCTCTCATTGCCCCTACGGGTATCCCTTCCGGGGAGGCCTTCGGTAGTACCAACTTCGGCATAGAGCAATTCCTTGCCCTTACTGGCATCCCCTCGGGGGAGGCCTTTGGCACTCCCTCTCTCCAGCTCGGCTATCCCCAGACTGTCACAGTCGTAGGGATTCCTTCCTTGGAGAGGATGACTCAACAGCCGATTGTCCGCCTGGATTACCGGCTTACCTTCCGTCCTCCGTCTGTCCAAGAGACCCCAGCCGGCGTCAATGTCCTGCACCTTAGGTACGGAGTCCATAGGGGTATCTCTGTGATTCGCAGAGCGGACGGGACTATCTATCAGACGAGGTATCCGGCTCTCACAGACCTTGAGGCGGCCCTGACCTACTGGCTAGGGGGCTACGCCCACGAGGTTTCTGTGGAGGATGCGGCGGCGTTGACGACTGCCGGGTACGGCTCTTACATCACTTTGGAAGAGGTTGCATGAGACTGTTCACCTTCACTACTACCGCTGTCCCCAAGCACTCCGGTGAGGGTGTGGATTTTGAGGATGGCACCGCTAGCTATCGGCTGGCTGAGAATGATGGCGCCTGGTCTAAGCCCTATGCAGGTGCGGTAGGTGACATCGCCTATCAGTACGGAGGCCTGCCGGGGTACTCCTTTGAGTACGCGGACGAGGAGTAAGAGTGCCTCACATCTGCAAGTGCTCTTGGTCGGCAATCAGGCATAAGACCTTCGGTGAATGTATGAGATCTAAGAACATCAAGGTTGCCTATTGTCAGTCCGCGGCTGGTCGGGATTACTCCACTCAGAAGCGGTGGGATAAGGACCTAGATGCCTATGCCCATGCCCGCAAGGAAGGTATGCAGCCGGACTCTACTAGGCCGGATGCCGTAAGGAAGGCCGTGGAAACCTCGGACAAGACGGGAGTTGCCTATGGATCTACAAGGGGAACTTAACCGCCTTGCCTCTCTCGATGGCGCTGGAGCGGCCCATGCCGCTCGTACCTACGCGGAGTGCCCTTATGACTATGACGTGGTGGGTGCCCTCAACTATGCGGCCTTTGCCGATGAGGACGGGGAGCACCGTGAGGCCTGGCTGGACCTTCAAGGGGTCTGCAACGAGCTGGCCGGCACGAGTGGCCTTGGGGCTCCTGAGGCCCTATCGAGGATCCCCTAGTGGCTACCTATCGGCAGCTCACTGACAGAGTCCTCCAGGCCCTCCAGGGGGATGCTCTCGATCAGACCCAGCAGACTGCCCTGACAGAGGACCTCACAGAGGATGGGCTGACCCTCGCTCTGGACGACGCGGCCCAAATCTCCTCGGGCCTGGTGGAGATCGACGGAGAGCTGCTGTGGGTCAAGAGCATCGACAGGTCCGCCCAGACGGCTACTGTCAGCGCCTACGGCAGGGGATACCGCTCCACTACTCCTGCTGCCCACACTGCCGGGACTCCCGTCCTCAACAGCCCTCGGTATGCCAGGTGCAGAGTGAAGGCGGCCATCAATGATGCTATTGACGGGGTCTATCCCGATCTCTTTGTCATCAAGCGGACCAACATTCCCTACGTGGCTGCTCGCCTGGCTTATGAGCTTCCGGAGGACTGCGAGCAAATCCACTCCGCTAGCTACCAGACCATCGGCCCGTCTAAGGTCTGGGTTCCCATCAACCAATATCGTTTTGACCCTTCGGCGGACACCGAAGAATTCCCCTCGGGGAAGTCTGTAGACCTGTGGGAGTCCATCATTCCCGGACGGGATGTGAGGGTCACTTACCTCACTTCTCCCGATCTACTGGTGAATGATTCCGACGAGTTCTCTACGACCACCGGCCTAGCCTCTACCGCAGAGGAGGCTGTCATCTATGGAGCCTGCCACCGGTTGATCGGTTTCCTTGAAGGTCCTCGTCTCCAGACAGGAGCCGTTGAGGCTTCTGCTAGGAGCCAGCTCGTTCCCCCAGGGGCATCGGTCAATGCTGCCAAGTTCTTCTATGGCCTCTACTTGGAGGCCCTTAATAAGGAGAGGGAGCGCCTACTGAGGCTCCATGGGACTCTTGTTCATCGCACTCGGAGGCTTATGTAATGGCTCGTAGGCACTACAGCTCTAATGCTCGTGAGACCTCCCTGACGGCAGGGGTCAACTCTTCGGCTGTCAGCATTTCCCTTGACTCTCCTGTTGGCTATCCGGCTGAGACTCCTTTTGTCATTCACTGTGAATTGGGTACGTCCTCAGAAGAGATCATGTTGGTTACCGCTATGGCGGGTGACTCCTGGACGGTGACGCGAGGTTATGACGGCTCTACTGCCGTCGCCCATGACCTAGGTGCCAAGATTGTCCATGGTGTATCGGCCATTGACATGGACGAGGCGAACGAGCACGTACAGGCGTCTACCAATGTCCACGGCCTGGCCTCTGGTGCTGCGGTCGTGGGTACCACCACTGCGCAGACCTTGACCAATAAGACCCTTACCTCTCCTACGGTCAACGGCGGAACCCTTAACGCTGTGACACTGGCATCGGGCACTACCCTCACCAGTCCCACCCTTGTCACTCCTACCATTGCCAGTTTTGTTAATGCCACGCATGACCATTCGGACGCCGCTAACGGTGGCGAGATCGATGGTGGAGGGGGCGGTGCTACCGGCCTTGCCTATAGGCGGACGCGGACCAGCTCTGCCGAAGTCTCCATCACCTCAACGGATGACGCCGGAGCCGCCGCGATTTCCTTCCCCAACCTGGATTACAATGTCGGCGGAAATGCCACTTGGGCTGTCTCAGGAGGTAATACCCGGATCACTCTGCCCACTGACATCACTAATGGCGTCTGGCATGTGTCGGCTAGCGTTAGCCTGACGATCGAATCCGCCGAATTTGATGAGCCCTTCATTAACATTGTCCATCAGGACGCGGGAGTCATCGCGACGGACAGCGGCGGTAATGCCTCGATCGCGTCTCCTTCGTCGGAACGGCGAGCAAGCGCAAGCAGCGATTTCCAGGCTGCCTCTGCTGGCCGCTGGATTGAGGTTCGCCTGGGCACTGAATCAAACGCGCCGATTAGTTTCTCTGTTAATCAGGCAAGCGTCTCTATTCACCGGGTGGCGTAGTGGTCTTTCAGGAGATCCGAAAGAAGCTACCTTTTCAGCTTGCTTTTAAGAAGACGAGCGCGTCTTCCTCCTATGAGGATCTCTATAATGCCTATGACATCGCCCTTGGCGGAATCCCCTTCCTCTACAAGATTGATGCGCAGAATCCCCTTACCAGGAGTACGGCTCAGTTTAGGAAGCAACAGCTTGACACCTCTAGGGAGCCAGGCGAACAGAGCCTTTCCGGCTGGTGGCTGAGGTCTCAGGCCTCCTTCCACTTGGGCGCTGGGCTGCGGTATGGAGATCCCGAGCTAGACGAAAGCGCTCCCTACCGATTCCGGGAGTCAGAGGGAGTCAATGTGTGGACCCCTGGGCAGGTGTCTCTCTTGCCGGCCACGGAGCACCTCAAGTCGGCCAGTGGGACCATTCGGATAGTCACGGCTACCGACACTGGTACGGAAAAGTATTACCGGGTAGACGGGCCTGACCTCTATCAGGGGACCGCTGATGGTGTTGAGACCATGGTCTTTGATGGCACAGATACCATTCTCGATGTCACCACAGATGGATCTGACGTTTACATCGCCTCTACTGACGCGGTTACTAAGATCCCCCACGGGTCTGGCACTGCGGATCCGATGTGGATTTTGCCTTCTGCTGCTGCGGTAACCATTGGTTGGGTTAAGCAACGCATGGTCCTAGGTGTGGACAATGCGATTTACGTTCCCACCTTTGATACTGACACCCTGCCGTCCGCTGTCTATGAGCACCCTAATGATTCCTGGGTGTGGACGGATATCGTTGAAGGCCCGGAGGCCATCTACATTTCCGGTGGCGTGGGGGCTGAGTCGGTCATCATTCGGCTTGCTCTGGATAACACCGGGGCTGTCCCTACCCTTACCGCTGCAACGGTGGTCGCCGCTTTTCCTTCCGGGGAGCAGGTTACCTGTATGAATTCCTACCTTGGTACCTATCTGGGAATCGGGACCAATAAGGGATTTAGGGTCGCTCAGATATCCAGCGGCGGAGCTTTGCAGTATGGCCCGCTGATCGAGACGGAATCTCCTGTGAGGGCGGTAGCCGCTAGGGGTAATCACTTCCTGTTCGGGTACGCCAATGCTTTTTCTGACGGGACCTCAGGCCTTATGAGGGTAGAGCTGAGGAATCAGTTGGCCTCTGGGGCATTCCCCTATGCCACCGATCTACAGTTCCATGTCGCTGGGCAGGTTGACTCCATCGCTGTCCTCTCCACCTCGGGCCTGGTCCTAGCAGGTGTGACGGACTCGGGCCTGTATAAAGAGGAGGCTTCCACCCTTGAGGAGCAGGGTTACCTGATCACTGCTCGGCAGCGGTTCAATACCGTGTGGCCGAAGTTGTTCAAGCGGTTCAATGTGCGAGGCACCTTTGCAGGTCCCATGACCGTGAGCACTATTGATTCCAGCGAGTCGGAGATTTCCATCATCTCCGTGTCTGCTAATACCGACCAGAGTACGGACCTGGCGATCAATTACCCGGACACTCCTCAGGAATTCTTGAGCCTCAAGTTCACTCTGCATCGCAACCCCAATGACGACACGGAAGGGACGATCTTCCGTAGCTATCAGCTCAAGAGCCTTCCCGGTGGTCCGAGGCCTAGGCAATTCACCCTGCCTCTGCTCTGCATGGACTTTGAGCGAGACAGGTTTGAGCATGAGCATGGTTACGTCGGTCATGCCTTAGATCGCCTTGAGGCTATTGAAGCGTTCGACAGCTCAGGTGATGCCGTCCTCTTTCAGGACCTCGTTACCGGTGAGGGCTACCTGGTGACGATTGAGGCGATGGAGTTTCGGCAGATTGATCCCCCGTCCTCTAGTGAGTCCCGATGGGGAGGTGTCCTTACCGTGGCTCTAAGGACTCTGTCCGCGTGAGTGAGTTGACTGTGCAGATCATTTCTGGTGTTGCCGTCTCGGTGATCCTCGCCTTTGCGGCATGGGTTTTCCGTAAGGCTCTGGAAGATCTCAAGAGCCAGATGAAGCCTAACGGCGGAGGCAGTCTTTTTGATCAGGCTAAGGATGCTAAGGATCTCGCCTCCAAGGCGGTGGATCTGGGTGTCCTCAATGAGGCTCGGCTCAAGCAATTGGAGACAAAGGTAGATGCCCTCATTCTCTCCCGCATTCAGTAGGGGGAAGCCTAGGGAGCAAGGGGATTTGATCGCCCTGTGGTTCGGGGTTGATACCCACCTGGACTCCACGCGGAATACATGGGACTACCTCAACCGGAAGGGGACCGTCCCTCACTTCCTGTGGCACCCGTCCACTGGGGAGCTGGTGGCGGGAGCTCCTCTCGACCACACGGGGACCATGTGGTCAGGCTCCTACGCGGTCTGTGTGGCAGTCGTCTGTGATCCGGCAGACCCGTTCACGGACTACCCCCTGAGAGGCGCTGAGAGCCTCTGTGAGGCCCTGAGGTCCGCTGGAGTCCCAGAGGTATGGCCCTTGGGTCCTCCGTCCTCCGTAGTGGCTCCTAGGGCCGTACGAGGGCGGTTAGAGCCGGGGCACTATTCCATTGACCAAATCGGTAAGGCACCAGGGATTGGAGCTGTAGACATTGCCCGACTATTCAGAGCCAGAGCCAATGCCTGAGGAGATTGACGTTCCAGATGGAGAGGTTGAGGCAGACCAGGATCCCAGGTGGTTCATGGATGACCTCTACAGCTCTAGGGTTTGGGAGGACCATGACGACAGCGGCTGATTTCGTCAAGAGAGCCAAGAAATACCTTGGCGCCGAAGGGCGCCCTAATACCTTTACTAGGTGGTACGCCAAGACTGCCGGCCCGGCTTTCCTCGGCGCTGCTTGGTGTGCCATGTTCGTGAGCTATGTGGCTAGTGCTAGCAAGGTGAAGGGGGCAGGGAAGTTTGCCTACTGCCCTTACTGGGTGAAGTACTTCAAGGAAGAGAAGCGGTGGGGTTCGACCCCTAAGCCTGGAGCCATCGTCTTCTTTGACTGGAACGACGATAACGTTGCTGACCATGTGGGAATTGTGGAGTACGCCAAGGGCGGGTACATCTACACGATTGAAGGCAACAAGGGTGACAAGGTCGCTCGTGTGGTTCGTAAGCCGGGGGACATTCTAGGGTACGGCTACCCTGTCTTCTCGGAGAGCAAGACTAGGTCCTACACGGTGAAGCCTGGAGACTCTCTATCCAAGATTTCCGTCAAGTACTACGCGGATCCCTCCCGCTGGCGGGATATCTACGCGGCCAATCGAAAGTTGATCGGCTCCGATCCTTCTCTTATCAAGGTCGGACAGAAGCTCAATCTTCCTACGTAGGAGACCTCTATGGGTAAGTATGGTCCGCTGCTTAATACTTTGCTGGCTGTGACTGTGGCCGGCGTGGGCTTTCAGGTTGTGCAGTCTGGTGGTGACTGGGGCTCCGCCCTAGACGCTCTGGCTGTGACGGTCCTGACGGCCCTCATTAAGGTGCTGAATCCCACCGACCAGGATGCAGGTGTGAAGGCGAAGAAGTAAGGCTAGGAATAGGAAACCCCCCGCGATAGGCGGGGGGTCTTTTTCTATTTACCTGGGGGTATCTCGGCGGAAGCATACCCAGAAATCTCCGTCCTGGAGTTCTTGGATCTTGGCTTGAACGATGATCCGTTCGGCAAGCGTAGGTGCGGCTAGGAGATCCTCTGAGAGGTGGGACATCTGATCTCTGGCCGGTTTGCAGCCGTCCTCCCCACAGGCAGTCACGGGGAGTAGGAGGAGAGGCACTAAGAGGAGTAATCGTCTCATGGACGGGAGGATACGCACGGAAAACCCCCCGGCTCCGAAGAACGCGGGGGGTCCGCTCCGTTGGCAGAAAAGGGCATCCCCGCCAAGGGGGCTATCCCAGAGGCAAGTGGACACACACACCAGGGATAGGCAGACCTTAGCAGTAGATGCAGAGAGCAGGAATCCCCCGGTAGC